TTGGTGTACCTTTTGTTTTAGGTGCAGTTGCTGATTTTTCTTGTGTAGGTGATTGTGCCTTCGCAACAGGTCTACTACCAGTCTCTTCCTCATCCTTAGATTTCTTCTTATCTTTAAATTTTAATTTACCGTCTTCAGTAGTCGCAATAAATCTACCACGGCTGTCTAACCAACCACCGTGCCCATCGCTTTTAAGGTTTAACTTCTTTGCCTGCATTGAGGCTTGAGATTGTGCCTCGCTCAGGAATTGAAAGAAACTTTTCATTGATATTGATAATCCTTATACATTATTTATCATTTCTTTTTATAGTCGCACATAATATGTGATGGATAAAGACCAGATTGCTTATTTCTCAAGTTAAACATAAACTTATATACTGAACTTTCCAAGTGAATATCAAGTCTCTTACCTTTTCCCTGAGAACCACCATACATTAATTTTACACCACCAGTAATTGTAGATGCTCTTTTCATATATGCTTGATCAATCTCATACATCTTTACTCCACCTGATGTTCCACCATGAACCATCCAATATCCATATCCAATTGCATATTGAAGTAAATCTTGAATAGCTGCTTTATCACACTTACTTGTTACATCAACAGTAGGCATTTTTGTTTTATGAGGATAATCATTAAAAACTTTTGCATATGTAACTGGATCAATACCAAACATTCTAAAAATTTCCTTTCCAATAGGATTTGAATATCCTTGAAAGAAATTTTTGTAATCGTCAGCAGTGAATATTCTTCCAACACCGGAGTTAATGAATGTCAAAGTATTTCCAAATTTAAGAGATAGATACACTTCCTCTTTTTTTGGTCCCCAGAAAGTTGTAATGTCTGTAACTGTGCTGCCAATGTTTTTTGATTTTGATCCACCGGCAGTTACATACAATCCACCAGAACCACCTACTAAAGGTCTTGGTTGATTCTTTCCTCCAACTGCCTCAACATCCGAATATCCAATCTTAACATCTTTACCAATCTGTTCTATTAGGTTTTGTGCTTCTTTTTTATAAGCAGTGGGTTTACATTCACAAGCAAGTTCACATCTCAAACTTTCATAGAAATCATTTTCAAACTTAATACCAAGGTTTATCTTTTTACCGCCAGTTTGCCCACCAAACTCTTCAGTCTTCACCATCTCGGTGATGGGAACAGTTTTAACTTGATTAGTATTTACAAATCTACCAACAAATAAAATCTTATCTCTATTATTACTTCTTCCGATTATAGATCGGAGTCTTGCAAGAAGTTCATCATATCTATCTTTCTCATCACTCTCAAATGGATGTTCTTCATCATCCATTACAAGCACTATAGCATGTGGTTTGAACTGACCATCTTTATGCAAGAACGTGTCCATCAAACCATTCATGTGAAAAAATTTTTTCACAATGGTTTCTTCATTTCCCCTTTTACTAAGGTCTGCTTTTGACAGTTCTGCCATTTTTATTTTTATTTATAGAATTATCCTTAAGGATTTCTACCTTGCTCTTTGCAGAGTTTAAAATAAAGTTTATAGTTTTCCTTCTACAATAGCACTACCAACAACTCTAGTATATTGATCCATAGTACCATCTTGAAGACATTTGAGATGCCAACTAGTAATATTCAAACACCCATCATAATTTAGCGCAGTAAGAAAGTTAGCACCAAGAGGTTCTTTTAGAACACTAGTATAAAGTCCAAAACAAGTCTTCTTTATATAAAAAGCATCATCAATCCACTTTACATCTTCCGGAATGTTTTTTTCTATTTTTGGATTAGGTCCAAGAGATTCACTCAATTTCGATTTCATCTTCATCTTTCTTATTAAATCCAAAAGGGCCTTCCTTTTCTTCTAGTGCAAGTTTAAGTGCAACACCACCAACTGCTTCCATAACTTTAAGAACGTCTTCTGCTTTTACATTTTCTCCTAGTTCTTTGGCAACATACCAATACTTTGGCCAAAATGTTTCACCTGCCTTTTGATAATCTTCAAGAGTTAATAATTTCATTTTTTAATTCCTCCTCAATTTGCGTATCAATATCAACGATCACATTACGAATCTCTGTGACTCTAGGTGGAGTGCAGGTTGGATCATAAGTATAATCTTTAATATCTTGAAATAATGCTCGACGAACTGCTGCGGCAGTCGTTAGATCCATATTAATATTAATCATAGGTCTCCTTCTTTGCGATTTTCAGAATAGTGGACATCAAACTCTCCACCAGGATAACGAGACTTCAGTTTATCTACATTCATCTCAATGATTTCATCAATGGTCGTATCAAGACCCATACATGCCTGTGCAACATACCACATGATGTCACCAAGTTCACGTTTCAGGTGAAACAGGTTTTCTTCATTGACAGGTTTACCTTGGAAGATAATTTTCTTGACAACCTCAGTAAACTCACCAGCCTCTGCACACATTCCTACAGATGCAGTAAGCAGTCGCTCGGAAGGAAAACCTTGACCTTGCAATTCATAAACCCTCTTATCAAATGAATTATAGATCTTTGATTCATCGCTGGTAACAGCGTCAACAAACTCAAGATAAGATTCAGTATCAACAGACATTAAAATTTAAACCCCTCAAAAGATTTTTTCGTGTTCTTTTCATTATTATACTCTTCATCTTTTCCATTGTCAAGAATATCATCCTGAGCAGATTGTTCACAATCATACAAACGCATCTTGGCACGATCAATACCTACCACAAAACGCTTATGAATTGTAGGATCATTATATCTATTCTTTAATTGCTTCACCATAATTTGTCCAAGTCCCTCAAGATCATCTGTTGAAATAAGGGCAAGCATAAGATCAGCAGTAGCAGGGAGACCAAAGGACTCACTAGTGTCAGTAATGTCAACATCAGAGCTGCCAAAACCAGAGCGAGTGGTCTGCGTGGCAGAAACGATAGGAACGTTTGCTTCAACAGCCAGTCCTCTAAGTTCTTCAGCAATTGCTTTAATATACGAATATGAATTAACAGTGCTATTTCCGCGATACCTTTCGGAAGCACATATATTAAGGTAATCAATGAAAATAATATCAGGTCTAAATGACTTCTTAAGTGCAAGTTCATTAATAAGGGACCTAAAATGTCCACTATGTGCGCTCGCAGTTGGATATTCTTTAATTATAAGAGTACCTTGAGTTTTTTGCGAAAGTTTTGTCACCTTATCCTCAAACATAACTCTGGGAAGATCGGTTATCTCCTGAATAGGTACATTGAGTAGGTTAGCATCAATTCGCTCAGCAATCTTCTCCTCAGCCATTTCAAGCGTGATGTATAATACGTTTTTCCCTCCCAAGAGTGCGGAAGCTGCAACATGACACATAAACAAACTTTTGCCGACACCAGTGCCAGCGAGAGCAATGTTAAGTGTTTTATTCGGGAGACCACCCTTCGTAATTTTGTTGAGATACTCAAGGTCAAATGGGATTTTGTCTTCTTTGCGATGGTACGATTCATATCTTTCTGCAAAATCAATTAGATAATCATGTCCAATATGAGTATCGAAGGAAACGGATAGTGCTTCAGATAAAATACCTGGGATAGCATCACGATCTCTCTTCTCATCATTTCCATCTGCAAGTGCAATAGATTCCATAAGTGCCAAATAGATAGCACGATCTCTACACCACTTCTCAGTAACATCACACAACCAATCAAAATCAGTAGGAACATCTTCAAGATAACTAATCAATTTAGTAACTTCTTGAAAAGAAGAATCATTAATATCCAATCGCTTTTCAACTTCAATACAAAGAACTTCTTTTGTACTAGGTTGATTGTATCGTGTAACAAAATTTAAAATTTCTTCAAAGACAACCTTCTGGTTAAAATCTTCAAAATACTCTACCTTGATAAATGGAATTACCTTACGAAGATACTCCTCATTATATAAAAGGTTTCTAAGAATTAGAACCTCAACTTTATCCATCAATTACTCCAATCACTGACCATAACTAAATTCTTCTCTGGCAATCACATCCAACTTTTCCATCACTTCAGGAGTAAAATATGTTTCTGGATCTTTGTAGATTGCTTTGGCATAAACTTTCTTACCATCAATCTCATAACGACCTGCTACATTTTTCCAAAGTCCACCAATCTCACCGAGTTCAAGAAGACCATAATATCGATCAAGACCACGCTCATCATAATACAAACGTACCTCAACCTGCTTATTCTCTTTACTTAACCTTGATTTGTGAGTCTTTGCCTTGATAATGTTTCCAATGACTTCTTTGCCATCCTTCTCCTTTTTCTTTCCAAGATAAATGATTGTACTTGCTGCGTACTTGAGTCCCGAACCTCCTCCCATCTCTTTAGTTGGAACATAAGCTCCGATGACATCATATGTATGGTTTGTGACAATGAGCGGGACATTTGCTTGACCTAATTTAAGTGTTAACATTCTAAACGCGCCTTTGACC